CGTTTAAATCATCATACAAAACCTTATCTCCAGGCACAGGAATATCCTTCAAATAAGTTGGTTGAACTGCTGTTCCCATGCTTATTTGAGGTATGTTCGCAGATTGGCAAAGAAAATCAACCTTTGGTGTTTTAGTTAGTATTAACTTAAAACCAAGAGGAGACATATAGTTCCTATTGGCTATTTGTTTGTCAAAGGGTGATACTGAATCAGTCATTTACTTTTTTGCAATTTTTTGATTCTTTTAACATAAAGAATCTCAGCGGGTGAGTATAAAATTGGATTTTTCTTTGATCTTTTGATAATGATTTTTGCGGCTTTTTGATCATTCATATTACTATTTAGACACAAAAAAAGAGACCCTTTCGGGTCTCTGTAAAAAATATGCAATATGACTTACATAAGGTTTGTAACAGATACTCTTCTGTAGTAACGGTTTGCGTTAACAGTAAGTGTTCCTGATCCTTGTGTTGTACCTTGTGAGAATGGGTTCTCAACCATTCCGTAACGAGTCTTAAAGCCAATTTTTGGTTGGAATGTATCCTGACCAACAGCTCTAACCATCTGTAGTGGAACGTAAGGACAATAGAATAGACCAGCATCGTAAGGAGAAGTACCTTTGTAACCGATAACATAGTACTGAGTTGCAGCACTGTTAGCAGCGAATGGATCGATGTATACTCTATACTTACCGTTGATAACACCAGCAAATGTATTACCTGTGTCGTCTACGTTTAAGTTAACGTTAAGTGCAGGGGTGTAATCTAGAACACCAGCCATTGTTAATGCAGAAGCAACGTCAGCAGAGCAAAGGATGATGTTACCCTTTCCACGACGAGTTCTTTGTGCAATAGCGTTTGCATCTCTTTCGATCTGGAATAGAAGTCCTTTGAACTTCTCAACAGACCATCTACCATTTGAGTCAACGTCTAAGTTGAATGTTCCAGCAGATGCTACGTTAACCTGAGCACCAGTCTCAGCAGTTTTGTAGATTGTTCTGATAACTTCTCTGTTGATTTCAGCAAGAATTTCAGTTGATAGAATGTTTGCTAACTCAGCCTCAGCGTTCAATCCGTGGATTGCCTTAAGGTCTTGAGCTAATTCTAAACTGTACTGTGCCTTTAGAGCTCTTGACTTTGCAGTCACAGTAACTTTCTCGATTGAGAAAGCCATCTCGTTGAAAGTCTTTCCAGATTCTCCAAGATCTTCAGAGTCATCTGTACGCATACCTTGACCAACATCATAAGCAACTTGAGTTGCGTTTGTTGAAGGGTTAAGAGCGCCTGGGTTAGTACCTGACTGAGCAGTTGTACCTAAACCAGTTGTAACAGATGTAAATCCATCTGTAAGATCGTTCTCTTGGTTCTGTCCAGAGAATGCTGAATCTGGTTCGTTGAATAATGCCTCTGTTCCAAGCATGTTGTTAGCATTTGTGCCATCAACAAATCTGGATCTCATTGCGAAAATAAGTCCTGTTGGAGCGTTCATTGGTTGAACACCAGCAAGGTCATATGCCACCAAGTTAGGCATAGATCTTCTAATCAATGAGATTAGAACAGGGTCAAAACCAGCAACAGGGCCAGTTGCTGTTGCACCACCAGAGAAACCAGCATTAGCGCCAGTATTTGTATTCACTGTTGGAGCTTCTGAGAGGAATGATCTTTCCTCTGTTAAAAATCTTTCTTGGTTCTCAAGCAAGACAGCAGTTACCGCTTTACGATGATTGTCCTTGATAGCATCAATTCCATCATGTTCTAGAAGGGGCTTCCACTTCTCTTGCAATTGTTCTGCGTTGCCAAACATTTGCGTTTTACCTAATAAGTTTACGTTTGATTAATTAACAAGTTGAGATTCACTTTTTAGTGGCATGGGATAGTGCCTGGATGTATGCCGCCATACTACCAGAAACATCTGGTGCTGCAGCGCTTTCGTTTAACACTTCCGAGTCACTTCTTTTTGGAGCAGTCTTGAAATATGACTCTTTTAAAGTCTCAAGCTTTTCCTTATAAGATTCTTCACTTTCAAACTCAACACCTTCGGCAAGTGAAGCGAGCTTTTCCTTCTGAGAGCTTGATAAGCCTTCAGAAACATCGGAAAGGATGTTACCACCTGTTGCCTCGGAGAGACTCTTAGTGATAGCTATATTCTTTTCGATCTGCTCGTTGAGTTTTGATTCCATTTCGTCAAGTTTGTCTACCATATTCTCAACGACATCATATTTATCATCAGGGATTGATACATAATGTTCTTCAAATAGACCTCTCATTCCTTCGAGGAATGATTCAGTCATTTCGGTTCTAATTCCACGCTCTACTTGTAGTGCGTTTTCTTGTAACCACTCATCTGCGACATACTCTAAGTAAGAGTCAACACGCTCAATGAGTTCGTCTTTCATGCCTTCGACCTCTTCTACGAGCTTTGCTTCGTAGTGAGCTTCCATGGCCTCTCTAAGTTCGGTAACTTTAGACTTTAGAGCAGCCTCGAAAATTGTCTTAGCTTTCTCTCTAAACTCTTCGGAGAGTTCCTGACCACCGAGAAGTGCATTAACATCGTCATCGATGTCTACTTCATCAGTGATTTCGGGAAGTTCAGTAACTTCCTCTTCCTCAGCAACTACTTCCTCTTCTGAAGTTTGGTCTTCTGCAACTACTTCTTCTTCAGTTTCTGATTCTTCCATTTTTGGAGCTTTAGGAGCTTCTGATTTAGCCATAACACCTTTTACTGATTTTAAATTTGCTGCATATGAACCTTCACCAGCTGGATCCTTTAATTTATTAGAATCGTCATCTGGTCTGTTGTTTTCTGGAGTTGGGCCACCGAGGTCTTCATAGCTCACGCCTGCCATGGTTTGCATGGGCTCAGCGGGTGCTGCACCTTTGGTTACGGCGTTCTCCATTTCTTGTAAATTTTTCCCACGGGACATTTGAACTCTCCGAATTACCTTTTGTATAATCTGTTTTTATTTATATATTTAAAGATTTGCTAAGAAATCTTCAAAGACGCTTAATTTCTTTTCGTCTAATTTGTTCTGATCAACTAGAGTATTGATC